GCACCGAAAGGAACGTCTTCCACTTTGCCGGTGATGCCGAACGGCCAGAAAGCGTAATTACCTTCCTGCGCCGTCAGGATTGCACGAGCGGCAGCCTTGACGTTGCTTTTGTCGTCGTTAGAGATAGTCCCGCTCTCTGTTTTGACAGCGTTCAAATAGCCCGCTGCGTGCTCGAAGCCGATACCCTGAATCACTTCCAAGCCGTATTTGATACGCTCCAATCGCCAAACGGCCTGCAATGGGCTGTTACCTTCTGGGTTGGATGGGTCGCCGAATTGGTGATGCAATGACTGATCGAGCGGCAGCATGATTTCTGGGTTGGGAAAGTCTTGCTGCACAAATCCGCGCAAGCGCTTCTGTTTCGTCATATCCCACCGGTACAGGGTGGAACTATCACGATAAGCCAAGCGACGCACGCCGATTAGACCGTCCTTCGCTTCCGAGCGCCATGCGTCCGGCTCTGTTGTATTGTCTGGGGCAACATACGCAGGCGGTACCCAATCGGGATTCCGCAGAGACGGTACAACTGAGAGCCAAGAGAAGCCGTCAAACGGCGTGCGGGCCACCACCGTTTCAAGGTACTGCCCGAATCCGCCTTCCATGTTGTCAAAGTCGCTCAGAATAAAATCCTGGTAGCGCTTGTCATCGTCGGTTGGGTTTTCGGGTAAGTCTACCTGCGGCTCTACGTTGCGCGCCCAGGCGGTAAATGCCCGGCCAATCATCACCATTTCCGGGCATGATGTGCGCAGGCGGTGATACAGATCGGACACGCCAGGCCAGTAGAGTGCAGCGTTATAAGCTTCCGAGACGAAACCGCTCCATTCTTTCAGGCCGCTCGTCCCGCGCTCAGGGTCATTGAGCAATATGCGCACTTCGGTATCTTGTTTCGGCGGCGCGGCAAGTTCTCTTTGGGTTGGTGCGCTTTTAGCGCGTGTGCTGGTTCGGCTCATGCTCAACTCCACTTATTTTTGTATTCGTCAACGTGCCCAAGATCGGAAGCGGAGTCCCAATCTACACCGCCGCCAAAGTTATCCAGCTTGTAAACCAAGTACCGCATTGCATCCTGTCCGTGGTCGCCTTCTTTGACCGGCTCTTCTTTGTTCGGCCTGCCGTCTTGCGTCTTTTGCCAAACATAATCAGGCGTTTCATCGGCTGTGCAAGTCGGCTTGTGCGCATCAACTAAATATTGATCCACTTTCACCAGCGCACCATTCACATAATACAAACGTGGTTTATCGTCGCCTTGCACTTTCATGCGCGACTGCACAGATTGGATACCAGGCGAAACGTCTTTCACGGCTGCTATTGTATTTATACCATGCTTCGCCATAGTGGCGCGGTCTTCGGCGTCGTGGTCGGCAAGGGTAAATTCTATGTGTTCGTCACCGGTTAGTTCGACGATTTCTTTTGTCAGTTCTTCCACCAGTCGCTTTGTCTGGTAGATTTCCCTGTATAGGTACAGCCGCCCATCGCTATCCATGCCCCACCATTGGCAGACGAAAGGATTGGTATACCCGAAGTCGATAACACGAAAACGGCGGATAAATGGCGGGCACTTGCTGCGCTCAATCAGATGCACGAGCGGGTCAAAGTCTTCGTATACCGCGCCCTCGACGGTGATCCACAGCCCATCCCGCAAACGCTTTCGGCGAAATCCCGTCAGTGCGTCCAATGCCGCCATGCTGCGCTTGCCCTGGTCGGTAATATTGCCGTCATCGTCATAAAGTGTAGGATTGTCGCGGTGGCCGCTCTTTAGCATCCGAACACGCGGGCGAGTTAGCAGGAAGTGCTTAGAACCGCCAGGGTTGCAGTCCCCGAATAACTGTGTGTATGGCATGACGGCTCCGCGTCCAGTGGTGCGCGTGCTCAACACTTCCCAATCGTTCAACACAAGTTCTTCGGCCTGACATATCTGGATAAAATCACGCTCTGCCGAAAGGGACTTGCCAGGATTATCAATGCCACCCAGCCAGATAACGGAGCCGTTTGGATATATGATTTTGATGGGCGATTCGTCACCGCCGTAATAATCGACAGGGAACGCGCCTATAACGCGCTTCATTGTTTTTAGAATTGTCGGCGCTACCGTGTTGGCAACTTTGCGTAGCAGTGCCCCTTGTGCGCCGGGATATTCCCTGCAAGCTATGTGCGCCTTGTAGCAAGCGGCAAAACTCTTGCCCGTTTCAGCGGGGCCGGATAACATCACTTCCGGCTCTCTGCTCTGTATCAATTGCAAGTTTGCCCCGCGCCATGTATAGGGCGGGTCATACTTTAGCAATTCGGCGATACGCTGATTATTCTCCGCTACTGCCATTCGTAGCCTGTAGCAGGGCCGCAACTTGTGCGGCTATTTCGGACGGCTTCATCGTTTCGGGGTTTTGTAGTTTTTCGCCGTTGCTCTTTACGTCCACATTCTTGATACGCCCGCCCACCTCGGCAGCTATATCATCCAGCACACCGCGATAAGCTTCGACTTCGGCTTTATTGAAGTACTCAAACTCAACCACTTCGGCGGCAGGCCCAGCGCCCACACCCTTGACATCGTTCATCCACAAGACGCCGCCGAGTATGTCCTTTTCGAGCAAAGCCGCAAGCAACGACAGCTTATAGACGCGGTGATCTTTCAACGCATACCCTTCGGTCATCGCCGTTTTTTCGTCAATCTGTTTTATGGCCTTTAGCTGCATTTCACGCGTGGACTTGTAGTATTGCACCTGTTGACGAGTAACAGAAAACGGCGGTTCAAACGCCGCCGCCTTTTCGTCAATCTCGCTGCTTGATAAACCTTCTGCGATCCACGCCAGCAGCGCTAGTCTCTGCTTCCGTTTCGTTATTTTCATTTTTGTCCAATTTTGTAAAGTTTTCTGCCTTGATTGCTACCGCCGCCACTTCGAGCAGCACGCCCGGCTGCTTTGCGTCGAACAGCGCCACAATCACGGCGGGGTCAGTAGCGGATAAGTCCAGGGTCAGGCGCAACCCGCCATCGATGAGCGTTGCAATTTTGAATACCTGCGCCTGGAACCGGATTGCTTTTTCTTCATCGCTCATGCTCCCCATTGTACACCCTATCAATTCAAAATTCAACAACTGAATTTAGAAATATGGTTGCGACAATGTAGATTGTCGTAACCATGAAGTACACCTAACCGATCTGCAAACTACTTGACACAAGCAATAAGGGGGACTATAATTATATTCATGGATGAAAATACAGAGCCACGCACCGCAGGACGCCCGCCGCTTTTCGAGAGCGGGAAGATGAGGAAGTACAAAATCGCGCTTGACCGCGAGACAGTCCGCAAGGCCCGCGCGCTATCGGCGGCAAACGAAATCAGTGACGGGATACGCAGAGCCGTTGCAGCAGCGTATGACCTAACCGGCCCCGCGCCGGATCAGACACAGGAGTGACGAGACGATGAAATTCAATATTTATGCAAGTGGCTTTGTCTGCATGAGCGTATGTGCATCAAAAGAGATGAGCCGCGAAGAAGTCGAGACACGGGCGAACTCAGAAAACCCAACGGGTATTTCCCCATGGCGCATTTCAGAAGATACCACTTTCAAGGGCGGCGAACCTATGCCGTGCGTTTGTGACGCAGACGAAACTTGCCAACATTGGTTACTCAATTGCTAAACGTCATCGCTGGCCGTCGCGGATGTCCGGGGGCACATCGTAGGGAGAGCGCGGAGACTCGACAGCGAAGCGAACGCCGGGGTCGTAACTGGCCCCGGCACAATCACAACAGGAGAATGGACAATGAACGAAAATATAAATCTATATAATTTCTGGAGAGACGCCGAGTGGGATGGACAAAAACTCATAAAGGACGGAAGAGGATTTGATGAGTTTTACAAGTTCATGCTTACAAAGAAAAGGGAATTGCTAAAACATGCGAGCGACCAGGAAGACAATAAGATTTTCATAAAACACAGAAAAAAAGACATAGACGACTTGGAAAACGATGAAAGCGACTTCAAGAGGTCTATGCAAGCTTTTTTTGTTTTTTGGCAAAGAGAAGCC